GGCGGGTGTCGCTGGAAGTACAACGTCCTCATCTAGACAGCAGTAGCGTGCCTGATCTTCATCGTCATACTCATCACCGCACTCAGTGCATTTCCATAAATCGATCTCATTTGCGTTTGGTGCACAACACATCACCGCAGAATCTTCATCGCTATGCAGATCGCCGCAGTCACCACATTTAAAACCTGATGTTCTAACTGGGTTCATTGCACCACCTCATCTTCCCAGCGCACCATGCAGCCCATACGGCGTACAAATTTAAAGCGCAGCTCGATCTGCTCGTTGTCGCGCTTGATGCGCTGATACTCGCTAGTGACGCCTTCAAACCGAAGGCATAGTTCGCAGGTTTTGATGGTGATGATGGCGTTATCGACCTTGCTTTTTTCAATGCCTACCACCTCCAAGCCTTGCGCCTTTAGCCAACGCACGCAGCTTTCGGCTTGCTCGGCCAGCAGGAAGCGCTCGCCCTGGCTTGGGCGGCTGTACTGTGTTTGCAAGTTCATAGTTGCACCTCCTGCTTTTTGATGCGGCAGCGCAGCACTTCATTTCCCAGGGCGATGGGCCTGCCGTTCAGGCATTGCACGAAGGCTTCGTTTTGCTGCTGCAGCTCGACATAGCGGGCCGACAGTGCTTTGACCTGCTCTTCGGTTTCGACAAGCTTTTGATAGCCGTTCCACAGGCCGACACCTGCCGCGATACACATTGCAAAAATCCAGGCCCACAGGAACGGTGCGCCGCGCTGCTCCAGCGCTTCAATTACTGCGTTTTCCTGGGCATGCTGCTGCTCGCGGATTGTTTTTGCGTGGTCGTTCATTGTTTTTCTCCCTTATGAATGCAGCTTTGACAGGCGCGCCAGTGGCGCATTGCTTGAGGGCTACTGGTTGGTACGTTGCTGGTAGCTAACTTGCGACACTCGGCATGAGTGATGTCGAGTTCTGTGTGTGTGCAGGTGATGCGAGCAAAGGTGTCCAGTACATTGGCGGCGACCTTATCCGTCTTGGCCGGGTACGCTCCCTTCAACACCAGCGATATCGTGGTGTGGTTGTTGTATCCGAGCCTTGCGGAAACATCGGCAATGCTGGTCTTATTAACCTCTTCTTTGAGGATGGTGAGCCAGTCTTTCATATCGCCACCTCCGTCTCGGTATTCGGGTCGTAGACCGTCTTGAGCTCTAATCTCCACACAGGTGCTTTGGGGCCGGTATCCTTTGCGTCTTGCAGCCAGAAGCGCTTGTATCCGTTGCTGGTAAGCGCAGTGCCTTGCTCACGCTTTGGCATTTCGATCAGATAGCCCGCCTTCGCCAGTGCACGCACATACTTCTGCACGTTGCTGGTGATATCGCCGCGTGAATTTTCATCGGCTACCAAGACGATGAGCTCCGGGACAGTGAACTTGCGACGGATGCGGATCGCGCGCCAGACACGGATGCGCAGCGTGTCTTTGAAGATGCGCTTTCCGCTTTGCTGTTTTCCGCGAGGGCCGGAGTGGACGTTCGCGCCTGCCAATGCCTCCAAGCCTGCGCTGGTGAGTTTGTGGCATCCCATCCCGGTCTTTTCCAGCAAGTCGTTACGACGCAACGTGATCGCTGCTCGCGCAACTTGCGTTTCAGTAAGGCCGGTGATCTCGACTAAACGCGCTTCGGTGACGCATTCGCGCATTCCAGATTCGCGGATTGCCGTTAAAAGCTTTTCAGCGATCCAAGCCATTTAACGGCTCCCCTTGGTCGATACCACACGCGGGCGGCGTGCCTGCCAGTCATGCGTAAGCACTTGTCCGGCCATGTCTTGCATGGATACGGTGCTATTGCCGTTGCGCTTGGCGGTGAGTTCGATAGTGGCGATGGAATTCATGATCTCGCGCACGCGGCCACCGGACTGGCGGTGTATCTCTGCGATCAGATCGGGAGCGATGGTCACTTCGCTGAGCTGCTTGCAAAACTCGGCAACATCTTCTGGTGTAGCCGGAAGAAACTCGACCACCTTGGCGATACGGCTGCTGATCTGCGCGTGGCGCGCGATCTTGGCTTGCACCTGATCCATGCCTACCAGGATCACGATCACCTCGGTCAGATCGGAAAGATCGCGAATGGCCTCCAGAACTTGCGCGCTATCGCGTAGGCAGTGTTCGACCTCATCGATCACCAGCGGGATCTGCTGACTGCCCAGTACGCCCGCGATACGACCGAATACATCCTTGGCGCGACCGCGAGAGTCGAGCTTGAGCGTCTCGGCCAGCTCGGTCATGAAGTAGCGCGGTGTCCATTCGACCTTGGCGCGCAGGTAGGCGGCTCCGTTCGCTACTGCCCATTGGTCAACGGTTTGGCTTTTGCCAAAGCCTGCAGGGGCGGTGACCAGCATTAGGCTGGCCTCGGATGCACCGCGTGTTTCGACTGCTGAAATGCCAGTGCGGAACCGCTCGTAGTTGCTGATGTTTTTGACAAATACCTTTTTCACTTTCATACTCCTCTGCGTAGTTACTTCTCGTTGCTACAAAGGCTTCCCATAGTTTTAGCGGGCTATTGGGAAGCCACCTCAAAACCCTCTCCGAACAAGTCCTCCCACTCGCTGGTATTGCAATACCAATCAAGCCAGGTATCGTCTTGCTGCGTCAGTTGGCTCGGATTTCCTTTAAGCCAGCGATATTTCGCTGCATCGCTGGTAAACATGGGGCGCGGCACTGGCAGGTAGGCGGCGTTATCCGGCAGTGCTTCGGCCTGGATCGGTTGCGCTCCTGGATGCGGGATACATACCTGCTCTGGCATTGCGTTAAACTCAAAAGAGGGCACGGTGATCGCGGCCTGATGCTCGATGACCAACCGTGGATTAAGTTCGGCTTCGGCCTCTTCGATATGCGCCTCGGCGCGCTTGATCCGGCCTTCCGCACGCTTGCGGTCTGCCATATCGATTTGCGATTGCGGGAAGTAGGCTTTCTTGTTGGCCTCAAACTCGGCCACGCAGATCAAGCGGCCTTCCATGTCGCGCACCCATACCTTGCTGCCGTCGTGGATGTCATAGCCGATGCGCACGTTCTCGCCGTGGTAGTGCTCCAGCTCGCGGTTGAAATAGATATTTCCGAACAGGCGCACTTCGGCGCGGTGTGTCTTACCGATCTTGTAGGGGCGGAACAGGTCGGCGGACTCGCCAGGCTTGAGCATCACAGGCTCCCATCCTTCTGTCATGGCTGCAGCCCATGCCTCGTTAGGGGATTGGTGGCGCTTCTTTCCGGTCACAGGGTCGGCGATCTTGGATAGGCCGCGATGCGGGCGGTTGTTGTAGTCTTCGACCTGCGCATCGCACCATTTCAAAAACTCTGAAAACTGCATCAGCAGGCGCGATGTACCAACGGCGTTAATGTCTTTGCGGGTGATCTTGAAAGCGGTCTGGCGGGCTTCGCGGTCCATCGACGCGCCCATATAGGTAGGCAGATCTTTGGCACCGCGTACCCAAATGCTTTGGTGGCTGCGCTCTTCAAGGCCGCGTGCTTGTGAGTTATATGGCAGGCTGTGTGTCATGGTGATGCCGAGGCGCGCCATGAAGCCGACGATTTCATCGCTCATCAGGGCATTCTTTTGCCCTGATCCGTTGTCCACATAGTGAAGCGCATTTATTCCGCAGGTTTCAACGGCATGGCGCATTGCATCCAGCACCGCCCAGGTTGATTCGGCCAGATCGACGCTCCAACCGACGCAGCGGCGTGTCGCGATGTCCAGTACGGTAGTGATCTCGGGCCGGAACGGGCGACCGTGGCGCGGGTGAGCGATTTCAGCATCAAACTTGTGGCCGTCCGAGGTATAGCAGTCTCCGGGCCACATGTGGCTGGTGTCACGGCGCACAAAGGCGCGCACGTTCTTCAGCTCGCGCGGCAGCATGCGGCCACGCTCCAGATCAAGCTTGCTCATCTTGTCCAGGAAGCGCTGCGCAGCCCAGTAGGATGGGGCGGATACGTTCTCAGGCAGAAGCATTGGTAAGTCTTCCAGGCATTTCCTGATTGAAGGCTTTTGCGGTTGTTGGTACAGGCCGAGCAGCGTCGGTGCCCAAACGGGGACTTTGATTTTGTCGTGATCCTTTGGCGCGAGGGCTGCAAAGCCTTGCTCTGCCTCTCTCATCCACCGGAAAATTGAGGTACGCGACAGCGTGCGCTTGCCGTTTTTACCTGCTTTTACATTGGCTATTGGTACCAGACGTTGCAGCTGCTCCGGCAGCTCGCCATTCGCGGCCAGCGCGATCACGGCTTGAATTGCTTTCTCGGTGCCAGCAGCCTTGGATAGGCGCTTTATCTCGTTGATGATGGCGCTGCGCGCCTCGGCTGCTGAGCGCTGCCAGTCTTTGAGTTCATGCGACTCAGGCAACACAGCGGGATAAAAAGGTGCTGCGACCGCAGTCACAGCACTAGGAGCCGCTGGCGAAATGGCATTAACTCCAGCGGCAGGAAGCGATTTAACGGAGTGGTGCAAGATGGCTTCGCGCACCGGCTTGGGCAAGCTGGCCAGAGGGTAGAGGCGCTTCTTTCCGCCGCGTACAGACTGCTCCTCAAACGGCCATCCTTCGCGAGCTGCACGTATCTCACATCCTCGCTTGCTAATACTCAATGCGTCGGCGATCATTTTGATGTTTGATGTATTTGTCATTGGGACTCTCCAAGGACACGTTTGATTGCTTTTTCTTGCTTAGCGATCTCACCCTTCATTTGTTCAAGCCGACCTAATTCAGCCAGTAGTGAGTCTTTTCCGGGTAACACGCGGCATCCGAGCTTGCTGGCGAATAGGTTTGCCAGTGCCATTTGCTCAGTGGCAGCATCGAAAGCGATAGCCGTTTCCAGATTTGGGATGTGATCTTCTGAGGCTTCCGACGTATATTTGTCGAGCGTATTGAGGGATATTTCACGACCAAGCAGGCGGCTCATATCGGCAGCGATCTGGTATCGATCCTTTGCGCAAGATTTGATCGCCTCGCCCATGACATGGGCGATCTCACCGCGGAAGCGCCAAGCGCCCGGTGTCATTGGGTGCGCCTGTGGAACGTTGGCGAATAGGTCTCCTGTCAATGTGTCCACGATTTTGCGCATGTCAGACGGCCTTCAAAAATCTGCTGTCGGCAGCAGTTGTCTTGCTATTGCGTGCCCGCGCCGTTGCGTTAAACTGTAGTTCACGAAAGCCGCGAGGCTTTACCGATCCGTCTTTGTTGTAGCGGGATGGCCAAATCACCATCGGGTGTATGCCAATCGCATCGGCGATGCGTTTCTCGTTTAGTGGGTAGCTACGCAGGAAGGTGTGGGATAGGGCGCTAGAACTTTTTAATCCATAAGCCCTCGCAAGTCCTGCCAGAGTGATGCCGTTCTTATGCAAAGCCGCGATAATGTCGGCTTGATGCCAGTCTTGAGCGACTGGTTTTTTTGTGGTGTTTGATGCCATCCCTATTACTCCGTGTTGGGTGTTCGATGGGTGGCATTAAACGCCCAATGCGGAGCGTATGTCAAGGGGTCTGACACCCCATTTGGGTGTTTCGCGCTTTCCTGTTTTCTTTGGTTTTATAAAACTATGCCAATTTATATAAATAACAATGAGTTAATCGAAGTGCGAAACGGTTATCTAATTCGCACTTTCGTTTCGCTCTTTAGTTATGGAAGTGCGAAATGACGGAAGAGCTGACAATTGGGGGGCGAATTAAGATTTGGAGGGAGTCATTGCGTTTAACGCAAGATGATGCAGCCACCCGATTGGGCATTCCGTTTGGAACGTATCAAAAATACGAAATGGGGATGCGTGCCTTGGGCGCAAAGGCTGTTGGCTGTTTTATAAATGCTGGAGTTAATCCGGTGTGGTTGATTAATGGCGATGGCGAAATGCTTCTGTCTGATATGGTTGCGCGCAAGTCATACGACTGGGAAAGCGAAGCGTCCGCGCTATCAGCATCCGAGCCTGATAGCGATTACGTTGCTATAGACAAGTACGTCAACGTGAGCGGCTCCGCTGGCCCCGGCACTGAGGTTCACGAAGAGGCTATCGTTAAAGTTCGTGTAGATATGCGCCTGCTGCGGGAACGCATCGGCAACAACTTTGGCAAGATCAAGATCGCATCGGTGTCTGGCGACAGCATGGAGCCGACGCTGTCTCACGGTGATCAGGTTTTGGTCGATACTTCCTGTAGCCGGTTTATTGACGATGCGATCTATGCGATCCAGCAGGACGGTCACCTGCGCTTCAAGCGTATTCAGCTTAAACTGGACGGGTCGATTGTTGTTAAGAGTGACGGATCGTCAAATATAGAAACTTACAGCGCAGAAGAGGCTCAGCGGTTCTTTGTGGTTGGAATGGTCATCCCATTCAAATTTGGTCGCTTTAAAATTTAG